CTAAACCATGACTGTCCAAAATTTGGGCACTAAAACCACCCTCTTGTCACTCTCGGCAAGTGATGTGGTTACTGCAAGTGCCAACCGCACTGGTGTTGACCTCGTTGATTACGAAGGCGACATCATGGCTGTGCTTGACGCTGAAGCTGGTGGCTCTGGCATCACCTATGCCGTGAAGATCCAAGATTCTGCAGACAACAGCACCTTCGCTGATGTTTCTGGTCTGGCCTTCACCACCACCACTGCAAACACCGCACTTCGCGAAACCCTTCGCATCAACAGCGATGAGGTCAAGCGTTATATCCGTGCCGTAATCACCGTTGCTGGTGGTACTGGCGCTGGCGCTCTGAGCGTCGTCGCCCTCGGTTCTAAGAAGTACGGCTGATCATGCCAATCAACGACACTGACGGTTTTCTCAACACTGACGAGTTCGGCCTCGACTGTTCTGTTGGTGCCACGACTTTCGTCGGTGTCCTTGATTCGCCTGTTGAAGTGATCGCAGGCGGCGTTGCTCTAAGTCGGGAGTATGAGCTTATTGCTGAGACTTCCAAAGTGAGCAGCGTCGCTCGCGGCACTACTGTCACAGTGAACTCTGAGGATTACACCTGCAGAGAAAACAGAGCCATTGATGATGGTGTTTTTTCTGTCCTGTTGCTGAGTAAGGACTGATGGCTGACACTCGCCGAGAGCTGATCCTTGCTCGCATGAAGACAAATCTTGACTCTGCTACTGGCGCGACTGTGTATCGCAGCCGAGTAGAGCCCTTAGCTCGTGGTGAGGTCCCAGCGATCATCATCGAGCCAGTTAACGATCAACCTGTTGACACCAACTTTTTCGACAAGCTTGATCACACGATGCGAGTTCGCATCACAACTTTGGTCAGAGCAGCCCTTCCAGATGATGTGTCTGACACATACACGCAGCAGGTGCATGAACTCTTGATGGCAGATCAAACCGTCAATGGATATGCGCTTGATTTAACGCCTGATCGAACTGAGTTCAGCCTTTATGAGGCTGATGTGCCGTTAGGCGTAATTAGTCAAGATTTTTTGGTCCGCTACCGTACAAGTAGAACTGATTTAACTTCTGCTTGAGTATGGCTAATATGAACTCGCAGGTCCCTAATCCTGGTGCAGGCGGCAGCTATCTGTTTGATCCTGAAACAGGGGAAACTACACTGATTTCAGCACCCACCGCCCCCAAAGAAAATGGCACTGACTCGCAAAAAGTTCCTTCTGGCGAAGATCGAAGCGACGGAGGGGACAGACCCAAGTCCCGTAGGCGGAAGTAACGCGATTCAGATCAGCAGCCTTGAGCTGACTCCTATGGAGTCTGACAACGTTCAAGCTGCAGCCTTTCAAGGATTTCTGGGCAATAGCACTCGCGGCACGCTGACTGCTAACAAGCGGGTGAGCGTTAGCTTTGATGTTGAACTTGGGGGTAGTGGTGCTGCTGGAACTGCTCCTGCTTATGGACCTCTGCTGAAAGCATGTGGATGTTCTGAAACCATTGTTGCTAATACAAGTGCAACTTATGCACCTGTCAGCAGCAGCTTTGACTCAGTCACTCTGTACTGCTTCTACGACGGCACTCGTCATGTAATTACTGGTGCTCGCGGCACCATGACGATCAACCTGTCTGCTGGACAGCTCGCCACCATGAGCTTCCAGTTCACTGGCATCTACAACAACCCTGATAGCACTGCATTGAGCGGCACCTTTACTGTTGCCAACCAAGCTGCAGCCTTGGAAGTCAACGACACCAACGTCACCACTGCAACGTTCTTTGGTGAGACCAGCCAGCGCATTGAGTCTCTGGACTTCGCCTTGAACAACAGCTTGATCTACAAGGAGACTGCTTCTTCTCAGCAAGCACTGATTGTTGATCGTGCTCCTGGTGGCACTGCTGTTATTGAGGCTCCTGCTCGTAGCACCACTGACTACTTTGAGGATGCACGCGGAAACAGCACCGCAAGCAGCAGCATCGTTTTGGGTGGCACTGCTGGCAACATCACCACGCTGACGATGGCGCAGACTGATGTGACTGGCATCAGCTACGGCGACACCAACGGTGTAATCAGCCTGACGATGCCTTACTTGGCACTTCCTACAACTGCAGGTAATAATTCCTTCAGTCTGGCTTTCACCTAATTCATGGGTTTTAAGTACACCAAGGTCACTTCTTACAAGTGGCCTGTCACGGTAGAACTACCCGACAACGGTCAGTACAAGAAAGAAACGTTTACGGCCATCTTTAAAAAGGTTGGCCGTAGATCGTTCGAAGATCTTGATGATGCGGCTACAGAAAGCCTGATCTTTGATGTTCTGCTTGGCTGGGAGGACATCACTGATGAGGACGGCAAGCCAATCCCGTTCTCAGAAGACTTCAAAACTGAGCTGCTTGACGACACCTACTTCTTGCGTGGTGTGATGGCTGGTTACCTTGACAGCCTGCAAGGCGCACCAGCAAAAAACTAGAGGCCGCAGCCCGTTATTGGGCGCAAGGCGGCGTTATAGATGAGCGGGAGGCTGATCTGAAGGCATTAGGCATGTCTGACGATCAGCTTGCTGCAGTAAAACTGGAATCTGTCGATAAAGACTGCGAGGTCTGGGAAGAGAACTGGAGCACAGTTCAGATGTTCTTGCGTATTCAGACGCAATGGCGTGTGAGCATGGGAGGCCCAGTGGGACTCGACTATGCATCACTGAATTGGCTTTGTACACTGTATCCAGTGGAAGATCAGCAGCTTCTTTTTGAAGGCTTGCAGATCATGGAGTTCACCGCTCTCACCTGCTTTAGCAAGAAGAACTAATGGCCGCTGTCACTACCGAGCTAAAGGTTCTTGTCAAAGCCGTAGGCAAGGGTGAAGTCGACAAGCTGTCGAAATCGCTAAATGATCTCGGTTCAAAGGCTGCAGCGCCTGCCAATCGACAGTTTCGTGAGCTGTCTGTTGAGCTAAAAAAGATTCAACGTAATAGCACGCAGAGTATTGCGAATCTGCGTGGCTATAGAAATGCATGGCGTGATATTTCTGAGCAGGTAAAGATTGGCAGCCGTGAATTCAAGGTTGCGACTGAGAATGCAAAGCGTCTTGATGCACAACTGCAGAAGGCACAAGGCAGAGGCAGACCAACAGGATTTTTAGGTCGTATCGGTGGTGTCAGAGGCGCTGCCAAAGGTGTTGGAGCTATCGCAGCTGGTGGCGTTTTTGGTGGGCCTGAAGGCGCTCTTGGCGCTGGTATTGGCCTTGCTGCTGGTGGACCTGCTGGTGCTGCGGTAGGTGCAGCAATTGGCGCACAGGTTGGCGGGATTAGGCAAGCACTGGGAGCTACTGCTGAGTATTCAGCAAACCTCGACAAGCTGCGTATTGCCCTGAAAGGTGTTACCACCAGTTCAGAGGAATATCAGCAAGGACTCAGCTTTGTCCAAGAAAGCACTGAGCGTTTTGCGATTCCGCAAGAAATCCTGACGCGGCAGTTCACGAAGCTGCAAGCCTCTGTACAGGGTGCAGGCGGCAATCTTGATGACACTAAGACTGCTTTCAATGGCATTGTTGCTGCTGTTAGAGCAACAGGTGGATCACTTGCTGATGTAGATGCAGCGCTGACAGCTACTGCTCAGGTCTTCAGTAAAGGCAAGGTATCTGCAGAAGAACTGCGTCAGCAGATCGGTGAGCGTTTGCCTGGTGCATTTACGCTGTTTGCTGAGTCGATGGGGCTCACCCCTGCTGAGCTTGATAAGGCTCTAGAGCAGGGCAAGGTTAGCCTGCAAGACTTCCAAGGCTTTGCCAAAGCAATCTTCGATCGCTACGGCAAAAACGCAGAAGCAATTGCAAAGAGCCCGAAGGCTGCTGGTGACCAGTTGCAAGTGCAATTGCAACAATTGCAAGAAAGTGTTGGTCGTTTGCTTCAGCCTATTGGTGCATTTTTCCAGAAGACCTTTGGGGCAATCGTTCGTGACATCACTAGAGCGACAAATGCTCTTGCTCGTTTCTTGAACTTGTCGTTTGACCCAGACAAGCTAGCAAAAGCAGAAGCAGCGGTTGCAAGAGAAACTGCACTTATCGCAGGCCTTCGTGAAGGTCCAACCAAAAGACGTGCAGAGGCAAGGCTTCGCAAAGCACGTCAAGCTGTTGCCACACAAGAGCGACTGAGAGATGCATCTGCAGTTGATGTCCAACAGCCTGAAGCAGCAGGAGGCTTCTCTCCTCTTGATTTAGAGGGTGGCGCTGATGGTCAAAAAATAAAGACGACTAGCGCAGAAATTCTCAGGCTTACAGAGAAAAGATTCGAGGCTTTTAGAGATGGCAATGCAGAGATCGCTGCAGACTTTGCAAGGCAAATAGCAGAGCAACAAGCCCTAGAAGATTTTAACAACAAAAAGATTGATGCCAATACTAAAAATGTACGCATCTTGGCGGCGCAGGAAAAGTTCCACAAAGCGATCTTGCGCTTAAGGCAGCAAGCAAAAAATGCTGAGACTGAGTATCAGGCTGAGTTGACCAAAACTCAACAACTCGTCAAAAACATTGCCTTGACCTTCCGAGACAACATGGCTCAAGGCATCTCTGACGTGATCCTCAAAGCCAGAAGCTTGGGTGATGTGCTGGGCAACGTCTTGAGGATGGCAGCCAACCTGTTTATTCAGTTCGGCGTCAAGACAATGTTCAGCGCCATCCCTGGTTTTGACAAAATCATCGGCAGCGCAAACGGCAACGTCTTCTATCAAAACAAGGTCGTCCCATTTGCTCGTGGTGGCATCGTCAATCAGCCAACTATCTTCCCGATGGCAAACGGTGCTGGCCTAATGGGCGAGGCTGGCCCCGAGGCAATCATGCCGCTGCGTCGTGGTCCTTCAGGTCGTCTTGGTGTTGAGGCAGCAGGCGGTGCTGGCGGTAACGTAGTTGTGAACGTTGATGCCTCTGGTTCTGCTGTGCAAGGCGATTCCAATCAAGCTGCTCAACTTGGTAAGGCAATCGGTTCTGCTGTACAAGCTGAGCTAATTAAGCAGAAGCGTCCTGGTGGTCTGCTGGCAGGTGTCTGATGGCAACATTTAACGACGCGACTGTTGGTACAAGCACAGGCGGAACAACGCCTGACTTTGGTGCTGTTCGTCGATCTGCTCCAAAGATTCGCAAGGTGCAGTACGGCGACGGATTTGAAACCCGCTTGACCTACGGCTTGAATCAAAATCCTCGTGTTTGGCAGTTGAAGTGGACTGCAAAAGACAGCACTGATGCTGATGCCATCGAGGCATTTTTTGATGCACGAGCTGCAGACAATGCTGCCTTCGATTGGACTCCGCTTGATGACACCACTGCCTACAAGTGGGTCGTTGATAGCTGGCAGCGCACACATCGCTACGCCAACGTCAACGAAATCTCGGCAACTTTCCGTCAAGTATTTGAACCGTAATGGCAGTAGCAGCTTGGGCCGCTAGTACAGCTTTTTCTGTCGGCGACATTCGCAGAGCGACGACAGAACAGGCTTCTGGCCTGTGGTTTCGTTGTACAACCGCTGGTACTTCCGCTAGCAGTGAGCCGAGCTGGCCGACTGATATCGGCAGCACGATTACAGACAACACCTGTGTCTGGACTGCAATCAGCAGCGTCTATGAGGACGTTTCTGCTCTAGCCCCAAGTGCAATCATTGAGCTGTTTGAGCTTCAACTAGACAGCACACTGCACGGCAGTTCTGATGTTTACCGCTTTCATACAGGAAGCAATGCTGCTGTAACAGGCAACATCGTGTGGAACGGTAATGCTTATACACGCATGCCTGTTGTCGCTGATGGCTTTGAGATGCGTTCTACTGGCGCTCTGCCTCAGCCAACAATCACGATTGCAAACCTCGACGGCAACATGACGACTGTCTTGGCTCTGGTCAATCAGACAACAGCAGGCAACGACTTGACTGGTGCAACTGTCAAACGTATCCGCACCTTGAAGCGTTACATCGACGGTGAAAGCAGCGCCGACCCTAATGCCAAGTTTCCAGATGAGATCTGGAGAATCTCGCGTAAAGCAACTGAGACACGGGACATTGTCACCTTTGAGCTGTCGAGTGCATTCGATCTGGTAGGTCAAAAAATTCCGAAACGTCAGATTGTCGCCAACACCTGTCAGTGGATTTATCGCAGTGCGGAGTGTGGTTATTCAGGCAGCAACTACTTTGATGTGAATGGCAACTCAGTCAGTGCGTTGGCAGATGATGTATGCGGCAAGCGCATTGCATCATGCAAGCTACGGTTTGGAGAGAACGGTGAGCTGCCGTTCGGTTCATTCCCAGGCGCTGGATTGATTCGATGAAGCTAACTGAGTCGCTGCGGCAACAGATCCTCGAACACGCGACTCATGACTCACCTATTGAATGTTGTGGCCTGATTGCTGTAGTGAAAGGCCGCAGGCGTTACTTCTGGTGTCAGAACATCGCCGATACACCTGACGAGCATTTTGTGCTCGATGGCTGGGACGAGGTGGAGGACAAAGGCGAGATCGTTGCGATCGTGCATAGCCATCCAAAGACCAACCCAGCTCCTTCTATCGCTGATCGTGTGGCCTGCGAGAAGTCGGGCCTGCCTTGGTTCATTGTCAACCCAAACACAAGAGAATGGGGTTACTGCGAGCCAGAAGGCTTTGAGCTTCCTTATGTAGGACGTGAGTTTGTGCATGGGGTGGTTGATTGCTATGCACTGTGCCGTGACTGGTATCAAAGGGAGTGGGGTCTTGAACTAAAGGACTATCCACGCCGTGATAACTGGTGGCATCAGGGGCAAAACCTGTACCTAGAAAATTTTCAGAAGGAGGGGTTCTACAAGATCCCAATTGAGGAGCTGCAGCGTGGTGATGCCTTGTTGATGAATTTGCAGTCACCTGTGCCCAATCATGCGGCGATTTATCTGGGTGAGCAGCAGATTCTGCATCATGTACAAGGCAGGCTCAGCAGTCGTGATGTCTACTTTGCTGACGGCGGTTACTATGGCAAAAGTACGGCCTGCGCTTTGAGGCATGAAAGTCGTCAAAGTGTACGGGGAGCTGCGTAAACGACTTGGTCAATGTCGTTTCGAGTTTGATGTGGCGACTCCTGCGCAAGCAGTTAAAGCTTTGTGCGTCAATTTTCCTGGTCTCGATAAGTGGCTAGTTGACAGTGAGCAGGACGGTATTGGCTATCGGGTCAAGATCGGCAAAGAAAAGGTGACGCCCACAAGCACTGATCTGCTTGCAATGCCTTGGAGTGAACGAGAAGTATTCAGCATCACGCCTGTTGTGGCTGGTGCTGGTGGCGGTGGTTTTGGTAATTTCTTGCTTGGCGGCCTTCTTATTGGTGCATCATTCTTCTTTCCAGGTGCTGGCTTGTTTGGAACAACAAGCTTCTTTGGCGCTGCGGCAGGAACAGGTATTGCAACATCAATTGGTGTTGGCTTGAGCGCTATTGGCGCTGGCATGGTGATTGGCGGTGTCGCTGACATCATTTCGCCAATGGCACCTCCTGGGCTTGAGGCGGGTAAAGAAGCCGCTAGGTTGCAAAACATGAGCTTCAGTGGCGTTGTCAATACAGCTCGCCAAGGACTTCCTGTCCCCATAGCCTATGGACGTGTTTTTGTCGGATCAGCAGTAATCAGTAGCGGCTTTGATGTTGATCACACGCCCAGTGTGCCACCAAGCTCTGGTCATCCGCTTCTAGATAAAATTGATGGGGCTGCTTCGTCTGCAGTGTTTAGTACCAAGTTGACATGAATAAGCACTTTCAAATTCAAGGCGCTGGCGGCGGTGGCGGCGGCAAAGGTGGCGGTCGTTCATCTCGTACACCGATTGAGGCCGATGACAGTCTCCAGTCAGAACAGTTTGCTCATGTACTAGATCTTTTATGTGAAGGCGAAATTGAGGGCCTTGATGATGGCACTAAAAGTATTTTTTTAGATGACACGCCAGTCTCAAATGCTGATGGAAGCTATAACTTTCAAAACTTCGTTATTGTCACAAGAAATGGCACGCAGGCCCAATCCTATATTCCTGTTCCAGCAGGTGCTGGCAACATTGAGGTAGAGCAAAGTGTTGGGGTAAAGGTTGAGAACGGCACGCCAATTACTCGTCAAATTACTGACACTGACGTTGATCGCGCAAGAGTCACAATTAACGTACCTGCACTTCAAAGGATTACTGACGAGGGGGATATTCTAGGCAACTCTGTGTCTCTGCGTATTGACATTCAGTACAACGGCGGTGGTTTCAATACTTATTTGTCTGACACAATCAGTGGCAAAAGTAGCAGCTTATATCAAAGAGACTATCTGATTGAGATTGATGGCTCTTTCCCTGTAGACATTCGTGTTATTAGAACAAGTGCTAACGAGAGCAGCACAAAAAAATCAAGCGACATTTTTTGGAGTGCATATACAGAAATTCAAGATGATAAGTTGCGCTATCCAAACAGCGCATTGATGGGCCTGCGCTTTAGCGCAAAGCAGTTCAGCAGTGTACCAACCCGCAAGTATTTGATTCGCGGGATGAAGGTAAAGATCCCAAGCAATGCGACTGTAGATACAACAACACATCTCGGAAGGATTACCTATTCGGGAACTTGGGACGGCACCTTTCAAGCTGCTACTTGGACTAATGACCCTGCATGGTGCTTGTACGATTTGCTTATCGATCAGCGTCGTTATGGAGTTGGCGTAGACGAGAGCACGCTTGACAAATTTGACTTTTTCTCTGTTTCTCAATACTGCAACGCTTTAGTCGATGACGGCAAAGGCGGACAAGAGCCACGATTTAGCCTCAACATTCTGATTAACAGTAGAGATGAGGTCTATAACGTCATTCAACAGTTAACAAGTGTCTTCCGTGGCATTGCTTACTACGGGGCAGGATCACTTGTCCTTAGGCAAGACAAGCCTACTGATGCACAGTATCTGCTTGGACCTTCGAATGTCGTTGATGGCCTGTTTACTTACACGGGCACAGCAGAAAAGACCAGACATACCTGCGCGACTGTTGGTTGGCAAACCTACGACAACCTCGGCGAAGTTGAATACGAATACGTTGAGGACGCTGATGCAGTAGCCAAGTACGGCATCATTAACAAAGACATCCGTGCTCTGGGTTGTTATTCACAAGGTCAAGCGCACAGGCTTGGTAAATGGACGCTCTTAAGCGAGAAAAACATTACTGAAAGCTGCTCGTTTGCTGTTGCGATTGATAGCGGCATTGTGATCACACCAGGCATGGTTGTGGACATTGCCGATCCCTTGCGTGCAGGTACAAGGCGCAGTGGTCGAGTCAGTTCTGCAACTACAACTGTTATTACAGTCGATAGTGATACAAGTCTCTCAGTCAATTTGTCTAATTCACCGACCATCTCGGTGATGATGCCAACTGGGTTGGTTGAGACAAAGACGATTGACAGCATTTCAGGCACTGCAATTACTGTTTCGGAT